TTGAACGGCTCAATTAACCAGCATTCTGTAGGTATGCAATACGTTAAAATTGACTTGGCTGTAAACGACCCAGAGGAAGAAGAAGAGTATGCTACTTGGAACAAATACAAGGACGAAGTAATCAATTTAGAAAAGGCTGAGGAGCAAGGTTTCTTTTGGGCAGTAACAGAGGCAAAGCTAATTGAGATTAGCTGTGTAATTGCTGGCTCAAACGAATTGACCCCGACACTAGAAACTAAAACTTATGACTTTGAGGCTTTAAATGAACTAAGCGAACAAGTCAAAAACAATCCAACTAAAGAGAATTTTTTGCATTTTTGCAATCAATATAAGGCACTTCAAGAAGGTGAAGCCGTTGTTAAGACACTTCCAGAGGTCGAGAAGCCGCAAAAGAAAATTAATCCATTATTTAATCATTTAACACAATTAAAATGAAAGATTTTAATACATGGTTGACGGCTGAAAAAAATTTAGACGAAGCTGCAATCAAAGAATTAAGCGCAGAAGCGCAAGCAGGGCATATCGCTGAATATATGAGCAGCGTAGCAATTAAAGTAGACGAGGCTGTAAAGTCTGGTGTATCAAAAGAAGAATTAGCTGAATTAGGCAAAGAGCAGTCAAAGGCTTTAGCTGAATTAGGCGCAAAGCACGAGGCTATTTTATTGTCACAAGGTGCTGCTATTAAGTCAGCAGTTGATAAATTGACAAAAACAGAAACTTCTCAAAGCAAGTCAATCCTTGAGCAGTTGAAGGAAAAGAAAAACGAAATAAGCCGTTACAAGAACGGAGAAAGCGTTAAGATTACTTTGAAGGCTCCTGTTGATATGACTTTTGGAACAAACGTAACTGGACAAATTCCACAAGCTGAAAGGCTACCGGGAATGAATATGGTTGCTTCAAGGGAAATCAAATTCTTAGACGTTCTTCAATCTGGAACTATCTCTTCTAACCTTGTTGAATGGGTTTATCAAAGTGGTAAAGAAGGAACGGCTGGACAAACAGACGAGGCAGCACTTAAAAATCAAATCGACTTTGATTTAGCAGTAGGTACTCAAAAAGTTGAAAAGACAACTGCTTTCATTACGATTACAGACGAAATGTTAGACGACGTAGAATTTATGGCTACTGAAATCAACAACGAATTGAATCGTGAGTTATTGAAAGCTGTTGAATTAGGTGCTTATGGTGGTTCAGGAGCAAGCCCACAATTGAATGGGGTTTTCACTACTGCAACTTCATTCGCTGCTGGAACATTTGCTTTAGCAGTTGATAACGCTAATGAAGTAGACGTTCTTACAGTAGCAGCAAATCAAATTAAGATAGCTGAACAAGGAATGCCAAATTATATCTTTATGAATCCTTCTGACGTTACCACTTTAAAAATGGTAAAAGTTAGTTCTACTGATAAGAGATATGTGGAGCGTTTAGCAATGGTAGCTGGTTCTTTATCTTTAGACGGAGTTCCAATTGTAGAAACTACTCTAGTTGACGCTGGTCAATATTTGATTGGTGACTTTACAAAAGCGCATATCAGAACTAAGTCTGGTGTATCAATCGACGTTGGATATACTGGCGACAACTTCATTAAGAACTTTAAGACAATTAGAGCTGAATGGAGAGGTGTGGTTTACGTTAAGAATAACGATAGAACTGCATTTGTTAAAGGTTCATTTGCAGCTGACAAAGCAGCTTTAGAAACTGTATAGTCTAGTTTAGAATATAGTTAAAAAGCCCCTTCATATTGTTGGGGCTTTTTTTATACCTTTGATAAAAATAAGACAGATGATAATTATAGGAAAAAAAGTGAAGGCTGGAAAAATTCAGCATTTGGTAATTGGAAAAGAATACGAAGTTGCAGAGCATAGTGGCAAGGCAATGTGTAAAAATGGTCAAGCGGAGGAAAAAGGCGCAGCAAAACCAGCGCAGAAAACCACAAGAAAGAAATCTAAATAATGCAAGACAAACTAATGATTAAGTTTTTAAAGCCTTTTCCGTATATGGGTAAGACGTTTAAAAAGGGTAAAATATTAGACCTTTGCACTATTGCAGAGTCTTTTAAAACTGCACAGCTTGCAGCCAATAATTTAAAGCGTAAAGGCTTAATTGAAATAGTATAAAATGGCTTATTCAATAGAAATAATTGCACATTCAACTCACAGTGTGACCAAAGAATCTAATGCAGGTGGAGGCTTTCAATATTACTTTTCAAAAGCCAGCGTAATTGCAACAAATGGAGCATCTGCAATAGGTGGATTTATGCAAGTAATACCTAAAGATAACAACCTAAACGCTCAAACGGTAAACTTCACAGACCTAGCAGATAATCTAGGAACAGCCAACATTGTTGAGTATGTGGACACATTAGCAACTGAGGGATATTTCATTTAGATAGTATTAGTATTTTTTTAAAATGGCAACGATAATTCAAAGGCAAGATTTCCACAGCGGAATCACAGCAATAACAGAAAACCAGTTTAGTGTTGATGAACTAGACTTTTACATTACTGAAAAGCTAGAAAATAACAATATTAGGTTGATACTAGGCAAGACTTTAGGCGATGCGTTTATAGCTGACCTAACAGGAACGCCTAGAATACCACAGACAGCAAAATATGTGACTATTTTCAATGAATTGGACTTTACTATCTCAAATGAACCGTATCACACAACAGGATTAAAGGACATTCTGAAAACAATGGTCTTTATTTCTTTTACTAGTGACCAGACTGCATTTAATAGCGGTTCTGGAAATATGAGAATAACCCAAGAAGCGGCTCAGTCGAATAGTTTAATAACTAAAAACGGACTTTTAACCAATAGAAACTTTGAAAACATAACTAGTTTGCAAGGTTATGTTAGGGAAAACCCAACGGATTACCCAGATTTTAACGGATTTGTACCTGATTTATACAGCCCTTTATGATATTAGTAGAAAACCTTTTAAGTGGAATAATTGCAAATCTAAATTTAAAGGTTGACATTTATTTCGTTGAAGTGCTATCTGATAGCAGATATAAATGTTATACGCTAAATACCCACTGGTTAAATACTAAAGCTAGGCTAACAATTGACGGAAACGATTATAAGGTAACCGATTTTACTATAAACAAATTCTTTATAGTTCAAGAAGAAAACAAGCAAGCACTTGCACCAAGCACAGGTGAAAAACCTTTGCAAAATCCTTACTTTGTAGCTGGTTCATTAACCCAAACAAACTTTGAACTGCTATTAAAAGCAAGGTCAAACGGAAACACGTCTACTTGGTTTCCAATTGTGTGGTGTTTCAACCGACAAACCAGAAGCAGGAGCGCAGATGTTGACAGCGTTATAGATTCGGAAGGTTCGGTAAGGTTGTTCTTTCTTAACTCAGATAAATACAACGACTATTTAAGCGAAAAAAGAAGGACTGAAATAATTGAGCCGATGATGTCATTGGCGCAATCGACTTATTCAGCTATTAAAAAAAGTACTCAAACTGGTTTAATCGGTTCGACTGATTTTATAAGCCACGAAAAGTTTATTGTCGGAGGTGATTCTGTAAGCCAATCGGAGGACACGAATATCTTAACGGTTTCAATGCTTTCGGGCGTAGAGGCATCGATAGACATACCAATTAAAAGGAGTATGGTTTGCCCAACACGACAAAGTATTACCGTCAACGGTTTTGCTTTTGGCTCAGGATTTAATATTGGTTTTGACATTGAATAAAATTACTTATTTTTGTATTAAATTAAAAACTTAACATTATGGCGGCATCTTGTGATTGCAACGTAACTTTATCAAATACTGGCACACCTGGTTGTATGCCAATTCAAGACGTTGCAAAACGTCTAATTCTAGTCCCTATGGTGGACTCTAGTAATAATCCTAATCGTTTAACGGTAGCAACTGCTTATGACAACGCCTTAATTCAGGCTTTCATTAATGATGCTGACGATAAGAAAAGGTTTTACCCACTTCCAGAAATGGAAAACGTAACGAACGAAAGAGGTGACCCGGTTACGGAAGATTTTCCAAGTGGAAAAAACGTGAAGATTCGTAACGGCGTTAAAACTTTTAGCGGTCAAATGCTTTCTTTGTCTGGAGATTATGCAAAGCAAATTGAAGGGTTTGGTTGTTCAAATATGGGTGCTTATATAGTAGATGCTCAAGGCAATCTTATCGGTGATGGTTCAGACCCTCTTTACCTTGCTCCACTTTCATTAGACCAAGAGACTTGGGATGTTCGAACAATAGACACAACAGATACAACAATTGCTAAAATTCAATTAGGTTTTCAATGGAGTATTTCTGTAAAGGATTCAGATGTTAGAATGCTTTTGTCGACTGACTTTGCAAATGATGTTGATTGGTTGTCTTATAACGGTCTTGTAGATATTTCAGGAGTTGCAAGCGCAGTGAGTGGAACAGGCTTTACAATGAAAATTACCAACGGTTTCGGTTCTTTAAAAAATCCTGGAGCAGTGTCTGGTTTAACTTCATTTGTTGTTATTGACAAAGCTGTACCAGGAACCCCTTTAACTCCTGTAATAACTGAAAGTAGTACAGTACCAGGAAGCTATAAGTTTGATGTTCCTTTAACTACTGGTTTATTTTATCAATGTAGTTTGGGTGCTGCTGTTCTTGGTTTTGATGATTCAAAATTAGAAGCTGCCGAAATAACTTTCTAATATGATACACTACTATCCTAATGTAAATATTCCAAACGATGCTTTTGAACCTACAATTCAAGGTAAAAAAGCGTTTGTAGGCGTGCTATATAACGGAGGTGTAAGAGGCGATTTCAACAAACTTTGGAGCGAATACAAAGACCAGTATCCTAAAAAGGTGACAAAGCGAAAGCGCATCAAGTAACAATAATTCTAAAAAAAATGAAGCCCTGAGAAATTAGGGCTTTTTTTTTGCTTTACTTTGAAGAATGTATGCACTTAAAAAATTAGCTGAGAATATAAATAACACCGACATTGGTAAGGTGTTTGTCTTGACGTTTAAAAAGAAGCCAATAAAAGATTTAGTCATTAGTCTAAACTTAGGGCAATTAAAAGAAGGTAAAGCAGCGAATAACAGAATAATGCCTCCATACTCGCGGGAGTCAATAATTAGATACGGAAAAAGACCAGGACCGTGGACATTGTTCGAAACTGGAGCGTTGTACAAGTCTTTTAAAGTGGTCAGTGTCACGGATGATTATATTTTAGAGTTTGGCGATTTAGTAAAAGAACCAACAAAGGAAGGTGAAAGCGGAGCGGATTTCGAGAAACTTCTACCAACTTGGGAAGTTTTAGGATTAAACGAGGCTAGTTTTAACGAATTAATTGACAGTGCAATTCCTGTAATGATTGAAGTACTATTAGAAGAATGGAAAAAGTAAAATACTACACATCAATAGACGATTTACCTTGTTTAAAATATCATCAGATTACAGAAAATGCAAGTCTTGAAAACTTAATAATTGAAGGCAATCCAACGGAGGAAGATTTATTTAATGCTTGGGAAAAGATAACAGACCAAGTAATTGAACATAATTTAAAAAGTCCTGAATATATTGAAAGTTTAAAATCAAATCAGAGGTATGTATTGAAACAATTGAATGCAGCATCAGGCAATGATTTAGCGGCAAAACTAATTGCAGAACAGGAGAAGGAATTACACGATAAAAAAAGCGAAGCAGCACCAGATTTTTTTGAGATAATTAGCATAATGAGCGAACAGCTTTACCCTTGCAATCCGAACGAATTATCTACCCGAATGTACTTAACTAATTTGAACCGATTGAGCCAAAAAAATAAGCCTAAACAAAAAGGCTAAATATCTTAACTTTGCTAAATGGCAAATAAAAGAATAGAAAGGAAGGATTTAGTTGCACCAAATGCGATAACAAGCATAACTAAAGAAACTCAAATTTTAGTTACTGAGTTAGAAAAGTTGTTAGTTGCTCAAAAAGCAATACTAAAAAATAACGCTTTTAAAAACGCAGCGGACGTAAAGGCGCATAACAAGGTAACGCAAGAAGCCAACGCAACAACCAAAGCACTACTATCCACTAGGAAGAAATTAGAGCAATCTAGGACATTGGAGGCGCAAGCATTAACACAAACAAAGGTACAGTTACAAGAGCAAAACAAAGCAAACAAACTTTTAGCGCGTGAAAAGCTAGGTTTAATTAGCGCCTATGAAAAAGAAGCAAGGACACTAAACGAACTAAGGAAAAAGTATAAAGGAGTTGCATTGTCTATGGGTGAAAACTCAAATCAAGCACGAAAGTTAAAAGCCGAAGTAACTAAATTAGATTCTAAGTTAAAGAAAGTTGATAAATCAGCAGGACAATTCCAGCGAAATGTAGGAAACTATCCAAAAGTATTTAGCGGAGCAGCGGCTTCAATTGGGGCGGCGTTTTTAAGCGTTACCGCACTTGTTCGGGTGTTTGGTGATGCAATAAAAAGAACGAGAGAATTTGAGCAAACTAATGCTAACCTAGCATCCGTATTAGGCACAACATCGGGAAACATTAAAGAGCTAACAAACGATGCAAAGCGATTAGGGGCGGAAACTTCATTTAGTGCAAGTCAAGTATCTAAATTACAGACAGAATTTGCAAAATTAGGATTTAACAAGCAAGAAATTCTAAACGCAACTGAAGCCACATTAAGTTTAGCGGCTGCAACTGGCACAGATTTAAGCGAGGCGGCTGCGGTTGCTGGTGCTACAATGGGCGGTTTTGGTTTAGATGCTAAAGAAACTCAAAGAGTGGTCGACGTAATGGCAAAATCTTTTAGTACTTCAGCTTTGGATATGGAGAAATTCAGAGAATCAATGAAGGATGCTGCGCCTGCTGCTAAAGCGGTTGGAGTTGACGTTGAAAGAACAACTGCCTTACTTGGTAGCTTGGCAAATGCTGGTATTTCTGGAAGCAAAGCTGGGACCGCATTAAAAGCTGGTTTTATTGAATTAAATGCGGCAGGTATTGATTTAGATGAGGGACTTTTACAAATCGTAAATAGTCAAAACAAGTTAGAAACTGCAACGGCATTAGTGGGTAAAAGAGCGGCTACTTCATTCCTTGTTTTGGCTGATGGTGTTGATACAACTAAAGAACTAGAAGAAGGTTTAAATAACGCGGGAGGGGCAGCCAAAAAAATGGCAGACACCCAATTAGACACTTTATCAGGTAGCATTAAAATACTTGACTCAGCTTGGGAGGGTTTAGTTTTAGGACTACTTGAAGGTAAGGGGGTTTTTAGCGACCTTTCAAGAGGATTAGTACAGTTGGCTACTTCATTACTTGGAGTATTAACACCAGCTGAAAGCTTGGCTACTAGCTTTTATCAACAAAGGGATGCTTTACAAGACTTAGATAATGAGTTAAATCCAATGCTTGATAGATATGATGACTTGTCTACTAAGCAAGTAAAGAGCGCAGAAGACCAAAAAGAAATTAATAAACTTACTCAGGATATTGCAAGAATCCTTCCTACTGCTGTTACTGAATATGATAAATATGGAGTTGCATTAGGTGTGAGTACTGAAGCGGGAAGAAAGTTTTTAGAGGTTCAAAAGGAAGTACTAAAAACAAGGAATGCCGATGCTATTGCTGAGCAAAAAGCTATATTAGAGGATTACGAAGAAGAATTAACGCGAGTTAGTTTAGCATTAGACAAGCAAGGGGATGACTTTGTTAAAATAACCTATCAACAAACAAAAACAGGAGGTCAAATTAAACTAATTACAAAGCTTACAAATGAAGAAGTCGCTGCAAGAATCAAAAGACGAAATGAGATTGGCTTAGGAATACTTGCAGCAGAACAAGAAATTGCAACTTTAAGCGGGGAAAAAACAGACTTACAATTAGCAGCAGAAGAAGCGGCAAAACCAAATACAGATAAAATATTAAAAGAAGAAAAAGCGAAAAAGCAAACTAGAGACGATATAGCCAAGAGGCTAGTAAAAGAAGATTCTGAGGACGATG